TATGCCTTTTATAAAAAAAAGTCAAGGGCTGTCATATAAAAATACTCACTCGTCATAAGTTTTTGTACATATCAGCACATAAAGCAGCCCTGAAAACGTGCATTTTTTCACCTTACCTATGCCGTTATATATAATAAGCACTGAAAAGCATGAAAAATCAGAATAATACTAAAGCGTTAAAAAGAGGTTAAAATTTTTGGTATTCCTTGAAATCTCCATATTTGTGTAGTATAATGTAATCAAGAAAATGCGACAGTTGTATAATAATCGGGGAACAATTGTCACTCTCAGGGAAAGAGGATATATATGCAAAAGATATTTTATGTTTCAAGAAATGAGGACAAAGCCCATGATGGAAAAGCCCCGGATATGGACAGATTTCAGCGAGTTGAAAAGCTCAACAGTCTGATCGCGGCAGGCTGGGCTATAAAGGAAATGAAAAGCGAAAACAACAGCACATTCTTTGTGCTTGAGAAAGCAGACTAGACTTAAAATGGACGATATCGAGCCGTATCCTGTCAATAACACAGACACGTTGTTTTGTAGGGGACGGCGCCCTCGACGTCCCGCTCACTCACCAGGTCTTTCAACAAACTTATAGGACGGTAGCCCCACCGTCCTTTTTTTGTGCAGATAAATTTTGCGAAAACGTTTTATGGGTATTGCATTTCAGAGAGAAATATTGTATAATTAATGTAATCGTTTTAGCAGAAACAAATTATACTATACATATTATAAAGGAGTAAAAAATATGGCTTATGTAATCGGCGTAGACTGCGGCACAAGCGGCACTAAGACGGTGCTTTTTGACGAAAAGGGTACTGTTATTTCTTCTGTAACTATTGAATATCCTATGTATCAGCCTAAAAACGGCTATGCAGAGCAAGATCCTGCTGACTGGGCAAACGCAATGATAAACACTATCAAGGCTGTTATGACCAAAAGCGGCGTGAATAAAGAGGACGTTGCAGGTGTTGGTATCTCTGGACAGATGCACGGACTTGTTATGCTCGACAAGGACAACAACGTGCTTAGAAAGTCTATAATATGGTGCGATCAGAGAACTGCCGCAGAAGTTGAAGAAATGAACGAAAAGCTAGGCAGAGAAAAGCTCATCAAGATAACAGCAAACCCTGCCCTCACAGGCTGGACGGCTGCGAAAATCCTTTGGGTAAAGAACAACGAGCCTGATATATATGAAAAGTGCAGACACATTCTTCTGCCAAAGGACTATCTGAGATTTATCCTCACTGGCGAATATGCAACAGAGGTTTCCGACGCAAGCGGTATGCAGCTTCTTGACGTGCCAAACCGCTGCTGGGCAAAGGAAGTCTGCGATACGCTTGGCATTGATATGTCAATGCTGGGCAAGGTGTACGAGTCATGCGAAGTAACAGGCAAGGTCACAAAGAAAATGGCTGAGCTTACAGGACTTAAAGAGGGTACTATAGTAGTAGGCGGAGCAGGCGACAATGCCGCTGCGGCTATCGGAACAGGCGTTGCAGAGGACGGTAAGGCGTTCACAACTATCGGAACATCAGGCGTTGTATTTGCACACACTTCTTCTATCTCTATCGACCCAAAGGGCAGAGTTCACACCTGCTGTGCAGCAGTACCGAACGCATGGCACGTTATGGGTGTTACACAAGGCGCAGGACTTTCGCTGAAATGGTTTAGGGATAATTTCTGCAATGCAGAGAAAGAAACAGCAAAGTGCATGGGCGTTGACGAATATTATCTCATGGATAAGGAAGCAGAGAAAGTGCCTGTTGGTGCAAACAGACTTCTCTATCTGCCATATCTCATGGGCGAAAGAACACCGCATCTTGACCCTGACGCAAGAGGAGTATTCTTCGGACTTTCCGCAATGCACACAAAGCGTGATATGCTGAGAGCAGTAATGGAGGGCGTATCATACTCCCTGAGAGATTGCGTTGAGGTATTCAGAGAAATGGATATCAACGTATCCGACATGATGGCATGCGGAGGCGGCGGAAGCTCACCGCTGTGGAGATCAATGCTCGCAGATCTTTACAACTGCCCTGTAAAAACAGCTTCATCGAAAGAAGGTCCAGCCCTTGGCGTAGCACTTCTTGCAGCAACAGGCGCAGGCATTTACTCATCAGTACCGGAAGCTTGTAAGGCAGTAGTAAAGACCGACAAGGTACAGCAGCCTGAAGCAGAGCGAGTACCTGAATATGAGAAATACTACAAGCTTTACACAGAGATCTATCCTGCACTGAAAGCAGAATTTGCAAAGCTTGCGAAGATGTAATATAAAACCAAAAGCTCCGATCATTTCGGAGCTTTTTTTGTGTTAGAATATTTTGACAACTAAAAAAACGGCTCTCCACAATAACGGAAAGCCGTTTTTACATATTGGTCGGAGTGACCGGATTTGAACCGACGACCTCTACCACCCCAAGCCCACGCACGAAGTGCGCAGGGCGTTTTTTATGTCCGAAGCATTAAATGTTGAGGGTGCAGGGCGCACAAAGCTGTGCTGTGCGCCTTGCCTGCCCCCTGCCTGAGTGGCGGTCGCCAAAGTTTTGAACGCAGTGAAAAACTTTGTGTGACATCGCCACGCGCCCACCTCTGGGGTGCAGGTCTGCACACTGTCGCAAGGCTGTGCGTTCCCTTTGTTCTGATTGTGTCATATCGGAGCTACAAACAAGCACCGCTTCTCAACTTTAATCCGTAGTGGTCAGCACTTTGTATTCTCGCCGATAGGCGACACTCAGAAGTCTTGATAGTCATTCGGCTCTGTGTAGTCCTCTTGCTCCTGTCGGTCTACGTCATTGCTGTCATTGAGGTATTTCAGCTCGTCAAGTATGTCCTCTTGTTGGTCGGATATGTTTTGCAGTAGCTTGATTATGGTGTCTTGTCCTCTGTCCTGATGTGATTGTCTTATGGATATGTTGAAAACACAAATAATTAAAGCAATAACAATTACTAGCCAAATTATATTCAACCCTATGAATATTGCTGTTGCTGTTTCTGCGTTTTGAAATAATTCCTCTAGCATGATTACCCCTCTTTATCCTGATTAATTTTTATTATTATCTGTCCTATTTTCACAAGCGTTTCATTTTGCTGTTTCAATAGTTCCGCTTGCTCCTTGTTCCTCTTTGAAAGATCATTAACAGTTTTGCAAAGGTCAAGAAATTTGCAGATTAGATAAATAATAAGCAAAAAGATTAACGCATCTATGATAATTCGTCCTATAAGTATATATGCTAAAGTCTTGTCTAAACCTAACATTTATTTCTCCTTAATTTTTACAACAGCGCTATTATTGTTCTGCTGTGTTATATTGTATTTACTGTTGCTGTCGGCTTTATAGCCTATTCCTCTTTTATCATTCGTAAGTCCTGCTATATAATCAATACTCACTTTATAAAATTTTGCTAACTGTATAACTTTTTCAAATGGGATAGGATATTCACCTGTTTCCCACCTACTATATTGCTTTTGAGAAGTGTCAAGAATTTTCGCTATCATGCTTTGATTTAGTTCCATATCCTCTCTTAAATCTCTAAGTCTTTGATAATAATTAATAAAAATCACCTCACTTATTTGTTTATTCATACAAATTATATCATAGTACATAATTGTTCTATTGACAATAGTACAAAAATGGGGTATATTATATATGCTGGTAGTACATTATTGTACTAAGTACTTGAACATAAAGATAACTACGATTAAATCGGTGAATGACGACAGCCTGAAACGGAAAAGTCTCGAATGGTAGGTAGTAGCCGTGAACGTGTGCATAATAGGTAGCACTCTATGAAACTTTCTTAGAGTTTTGGCACTAAAGAAGCCACCGGGTAAGCATCTGTTTATCTTATGTTTATTATCACAAATTTAAAGGCACGAGGAAAAGCCGAAAAACCTCAGAAAGGAAAAAACATGAAAACAACTATTGTAGGCTGGACAAAAAAGAAAGCATTTAACGGAGTAATAGAGGGCAAGCAGATAAACAGCCCCGAAAAGGTAGTATTTCAGCTTCTGCAGGAAGTTGATAACCCCGATTGTCACGGAAAAATGGTCGATACGCTGAAAATTCCGACCGAAAATGCAATCAGACTTAACGGAAATTCTGAGGATTTCAATAAGCTTCTCGGCTGTGATGTAATGCTGAACTATCAGATTTTTAACGGACGTTCTCAGCTTGTTGATATCACCGTTATCAATGCAGACGGAACACTTCACCGCAACACAAAATAATTAGCGGTGAAACCGCTGTTATAAAAATTTAATAAGAAAGGAGTTTTGCTAATAATGGAAGCTGTAACAACAATGCTTAGTAATGCCGTTACTGTTTTTGGTTCTTGTTGGGACGCTATGACAAGCAACGTACCTATTGCAATTCTTGTAGGTCTGTCTCTTCTCGGCTCAGGTGCAGGACTTTTCGCAAAGTTCAGACACGCTGTATAAGCAAAACCATTTACATAAGCGGAGTAATTCAAATTGCTCCGCTTAATTTTTTTGAAAGGAAGTTGATAAATTGAGAAATAAGATTAAGCAAGTGTTGTGTATGTTCTCTGCACTTGTTGTGATGATATGCTGTGCCGTTCCTGCATTCGCTGATGACGTTAGCAGTGTCGTTTCGTCTAGTAACGTTAATCGTGAGAAACGATTTTCACAAATGATTGACTATGCAAAAAATAACAATATTGATATTGAAAATTCTCATTATATTATGACATATTCTGAGGATAGTTCACAATATTATTGGTGGTATTACATTTTCTTTATTCCTGATGATATTTTGGTTAATGATACATTAATTCTTACACATGGTCGCTATTCATCATCTTTTACTATTTCTTTTATTAATGCTCGTGTTTCTAACTATGGTAACTCTGACATAGATGCTTTAGAATATCGTGCTAATGTTGATGTATCTTCTTTTTCTTTATATGTTGATGATGATGAACAATCACATTCTTATCCTAATCACATCTTTAAATCTAATATTAAAATAACTAACAACGGCGATGATATAACACCTACTTACCCTAACGCTGTTCCTGCTCCGTTTACTGTGACATATACCCCCGAACTTTCATTGAATATGCAAAATAAAATTTATTATCCGTCAAAAGGCGGTGCTAATGCTGATGAAAATGGACTTGTAGCGGCTGAAAATAATAATATAAACCTTGATATAAAGCTTACACCTGAGTTTTTTAAAACGTTCAATGAAAAAGACTTAGGAAAATCTTACGGCTCTGGTACTTATGCCGTTTTATGTTGTCTTTCAAAAAATCTTCTTAACGCTGGTGATGATTTGCAACGTTTCTTTGATGAAGATGTTGTGCTTTATGCAATGAACCATGACGGTAATTACTACAAGGGTCAAGATGATGAAAAAATTAAGTCTGACGGCTCTTCTTCTGACGATTTGAATAGTAATGATACTGTTGATACTTTTGAGCCGTATTTAACATTATATCAAGGCCGAACACCTATTTATACTATTCCTCGTGACGGCAAGCTTACTGTATCTTTTGACCTCACTTCTATTGATTATAAAACACATGGTCTTACTGATGATAGCAAGCTTTATGTTAATGTTATCGGTGTATTTGTAAAGAATAACGGTCATGTTACTCCTCAGAATGGTGAAAAAACAGAAGATACAAATTCTTCAACGTGGCTCG